GCTGAAGTCTTCCGTCCCGAAACTATCGCATCATTCAACGGTAAGCCTGTAACGAATAATCACCCACCGGAGAAGGTGACGCCTAACAACTTTCGGCATTACTCGGTCGGAGTCGTGCTTAATCCACGTCGTGGTGACGGTATTCAGTACGATAACAGCTTTATGTATGCCGATCTTTTAATTACTGATCCTACCGCCATTGCGGAAATCCGCTCTGGCAAACGCGAAGTATCGGCGGGATATGACGCTGAATACGAGCAAACCGTTGATGGTGAGGGAAGGCAATATGGTATCGTCGGTAATCACGTAGCACTAGTCAATCGCGGTCGCTGCGGCCCGCTTTGCACAATAGGAGATGAAGAAATGCCGAAGGTTAGCGTAACGGATCGGCGCCGGAGGGCGTTCCGTGATCGGATTATGAATGCGTTTCGAACCGGCGATGAAGGTGCGCTGGTTGAAGAACTGGAGAAGGTGCCTGAGATGCTCGGAGAGCAGGTCTCAGGCGAAAGCTCCGGCGGTGAGGGTCGCACTGGCGATACTCATGTCTCTATCAACTTGGGACATGGTGGTGGAAGCCCCAGCATTAGCTCGGGCGGCGGTGGCGGTATTGGTGATGAGCCAGAAGCCGATCCGGATGTAGGCGGTGCGCCGACCACCCACGCCTCTGGTGCAAATCCGATGATGCAGGAGATCATGCAGCGTCTGGATCGCATCGAGCAGGCTATCGTTGTCCTCGCACAAGGCGCTGACGGCGGCGTCGACCCGGATGAGGGTGACGACGGTGGTAATGGCTTTGGTGACCGCCGCACTGTTGGCGATCGTCGTGGTCGCATGGCTGATCGTCGCAGCCGTGATCAGGAAGGCCCATCTGCGCCTTCCACCGAAGAGCCGATGGAAGATCCGCCCGACGCTCTTACCTATGGTTCTGGCACGCAAGGAACCGAGTTTGAGAATCCCCAGATGGGAACTGAGGATCGTCGCACCGGCGACCGTCGTACAACCGACCGCCGTCGGATGACTGGCGACGAGCAAGGCACTCGTCAGCAATTCGTTGGTGATTCCACGTCCCTGCGTACGGAATTCCAGGACGTGCTGTCGCGTGTTGAATTGTTGGCATCCAATGTTCGTGTGCCGACGTTCGACGCAAAGGTTCCGGCGAAGGATACCGCACAGACACTTTGCGCGCTCAAGCGCAATGCGCTCAGTGCAGCATTCCGCGACAACGACAAGCACAACTTCGTGCAGGTCATGCTGGCCGGCAAACAGCCTACCTTCGACAAGATGACGTGCGACGAGATCGCACCCATCTTTGCTGGTGCATCGGAAATGGTTCGCCAGCACAACAACGCTGCCTTTGGACGGGTTCGCCCATCCAATCAGGGTGTGCGTGGCGCGGCTACGCTTCTGACACCCGCCGACATCAACGCTCGCAATCGTCAGAAGTACGGCCTCAACTAAGCCTCTGGGCTTTTCAAATGTAAAGGACTGAGAAGTAATGGTTGCTATTTTGTACAGGATGGCGGCGGGCATCCCCGGCGATGTAAACCGCGCCCAGCACCACACTGTGGAAGCACAGTTGATCCAGCCGTCTGGTTCAACGGGACATCCAACAGCTTATGGTATTCCCGTTGTGCTCGATGGGACGAGCCATGCGGTTCGTGCTGTCGTGGCTGGTGACATCGCTGGCGGACTTACTGGCCCGGTTGTCTACGGCCTGCTTGTTCGTCCATACCCGGCTGTTGCATCGCAAGATGTGGTCGGCACCAGCACCCCGCCGCTTAATGGTCCCTGCGACGTACTGCGCCGTGGCTACATGGCAGTAACGTTGTCCGGCGGCAATGCAGCAGTTAAGGGCGGGCAAGTCTACATCTGGGGCAACACGGCAACCGGTTCTCACATCCAAGGTGGGTTTGAGGCGTCGTCGCCGGCCACAGGCAATGGGTTTGCGCTTTCTGGTGCAACCTTCATGGGTCCCGCTGATGCTAACGGCATCACTGAAATCTCTTTCCATATCGCGTAAAAGAAGAAAGCGAGGTAGTACTGCCATGCATCAGCGCAGGGTAAAATTCGCGGAGAGCACCGCGTTGTCGGCTCCCGCAATTATCACTCGTCGAGCCAAGTTGTTCACGACCGACGAGATGATGACATTCGACCAGCTTACTGTTGACTCAACGGGTGCATTCCTGATTGGGGAGCTGGAGCGGCTTGATCCCACTCTGCACGAACCGCTTGCTACGGTTACGTGGGGACGCGACATCGACCTGCGTGAAGATGTCACGCTGGCCGACGAAGTCTCAAGCTTCACCAACTCTTCGTTCGCCGCACCCGGCGGCATTACGCCCGCTGGTAAGAGCTGGATGAGCACTGATACCAATGCCATTACTGGTATCAGCATTGATATCGGTAAGACGACCAATCCATTGTTCCTTTGGGGCATGGAAATCAAGTACACGCTGCCGGAGCTTGCGTCAGCGCAGAAGATTGGTCGTCCCATCGACACGCAGAAGTATGACGGTCTTCGGCTCAAGTACCAGATGGACATTGATGAAATGGTCTATACTGGTGATTCGACGTACGGCAAAGCCGGACTGTTCAACAACAGTGCAGTAGCAACTGCCAACGTTGCGGCGGACGGAACTGGTAGCACGACAACCTGGGTTACCAAGACACCTGACCAGATTCTTCGTGACGTTAACGAAATTCTGGCAGCCGCTTGGACTGCATCTGGCTACGCAGTGATCCCATCTGAATTGCGTGTGCCACCTGTGCAGTTCGGCTATCTGATCTCGCAGAAGGTGTCAAGCGCTGGTAACGTGTCGATTCTGGAGTTCCTCCGGAATAACTCGTTGGCCAATGCGGCAAACGGTCGACCGCTTAATATCCAACCGGTTAAGTGGCTAACGGGTTTGGGTAGCGGTAGCACCGACCGCATGGTTGCATACACTCGTGACCGTGACCGCGTTCGCTTCCCGCTCGTCCCGCTACAGCGCACCCCGCTTGAGTATCGCTCAATCTATCAAATCACCACTTACTATGGTCGGTTGGGCTGCGTTGAGTTCGTTTACCCGGAGACGATCTGCTACCGCGACGGGATTTAGTCGTAAGGGCTTGCGCTAAATTTGGCGCAAATAAGCTACACAGGAGTAAATAGATGCCTACCGTGAATATCGTTCGAGGCTTTACTTACCAGCACCCGGACGGCTACAAGGAAGAGATTCCCCCGGGCCGCTGGGACATGGAAGACGCCATGGCGAACTCGCGTTACGTGCGTGGGTTTTCCGATGATCCGCTTCCCCCGCGCTTCTCGCCTGGCCATCCAGCCCATGCTTCGGCAATGGCTTCGTATGAAGCTGGCCAGCGGATTGCTACGGCGCAGGAGAATCAGGTGGCAGACGATGCTGCAACGACTGCCCGCCATGAGTTCCGCAAGGCGAATGAAGATGTGCAACAGCAGCGTCGGCCAAATCAGCGTGCTCGTCCCGGCGATGATCAGGGCCGCGCGCAGATTGATCCCGGTGCGGCAGCGCCAGGCGAGGAGCATGCGCCAGAGGGCGCGGCAGCCCCGCCACCCGGCTAAAGCCAATCGAGCCGCTAGCGGCTTTATCTTCGCTCAGGACGCCGGGCAGCCAGAGGGCCGCTAGCCTATGCAGCCAAAAAGCCAGCCCGGCGTCCTAGCCCCACCTGGCGGCAGGACAGCCATATCGGAGAAAACGCATGCCATTGACGTCAAAGGGCCGCGAGATAATGGGCGCGATGAAAAAAAATTACGGAGAAGAAAAGGGAGAACAAGTGTTCTACGCCAGCAAGAACAAGGGGAAGATCAGCGGGGTTGACGCAAGGAAATTCCGTGACGCGCTGAAAGCCGGCCGTTCATTCAAAGACGCCTTCAATGATGCATTGCCGACCAATGGCGGTGGCAATTCGCAGATGAAGCGCGAGGCCAAGGGTGGCGACTTCTTTACTCAGATGCGCGACAGCGCCCGCCGTGGTCTCCCAGCACGCGATTGCATCCGCGATGCACTAGCCGCACGCGATGCAGCACGTCCAACCAAAGACGCTCTCACCTTACTACGCGACAAGTGGGGCGGCAAAAGAGGTAATGCATGAGTGGAGCACAAGGCCAAGGTTCAGTAACGGCTGATGCAGAAGTCGTCCATCCCGGTAACGCCCAAATCGAGGGCGAGGGTCAAGTCACTGCGAATGCCGATGTGCAAGGTAGGGATCCGCCGTACACCGATCAAACCTTTCTCATGGCATTCCCAGAGTTCAACGATGCCAGCAAATACCCGTTCCCACAAAGGAACTTCTGGTTCCAAATAGCACTGAACAATCTAAATCGGGAACGTTGGGGGGACTACTATGAAGTGGGGCTTTATCTTTTTACTGCTCACCACTTGTCTATTTTGGGCGGAGATAACAAAGGCAAAGCCGGGCGGCCTGGCCAAATACCATTCCCAACTGGTTCGAAGTCGGTAGGGAGTGTGTCAGTAGGCTACGACACCTCAATCCTGAGCACGCTTGCAGCGCAAGGCGCTGGCTTCTGGGGCCTGTCGATGTATGGCATGCGCTTCTGGCAGCTTGTGCAGATGGTCGGCATGGGCGGTGTTCAGATAGGTTATGGTCCATTGCCACCCCCACCAAGCGGTCCTGGCTTCTATGGACCTGACATTGGTTACTTCTGATGGCGCAACCACCCGTAATAAAAACGGTCTCCCATTACGAAGACTTAGAAAAGACCATCAAGAAGCTTGCCGCTATGCAAGTATTGGTTGGTATCCCACAAGCCAATGCCGCGCGCACGGATGGTGGGCCAACTAATGCATTGCTTGGTTACGTGCATGAGAATGGCGAACCCAGTCTCAATATTCCAGCGCGACCGTTTCTGAAGCCAGGCATACGAGATCAGCAGGCTCCTATTCAGAACTACATGCGGCAGGCCGCGAAAGCTGCCATTGAAGGCGACGAGATCCGCATGATGCACGCCCTTCGCGCGGCTGGCGAAAGCGGTGTCCGAGGCGCGACCAACAAGATAACAGTCGGACCATTTGTGCCATTGTCGCCAAGAACGATTGCGGCTCGCTTGCGCAAGACGCAGGCAGGTAGAACGAGGTTGCGACGCATGCGCCAAGCTGGCCAGGACGTCGCTGCTTGGGGCGCAGCCAATCTCAAGCCGCTGATGGATACAGGTCAATTGCGTCGAGCAATCACTTACGTTCTGAGGATGCGGTAATGGCAAACATCGACGTCTCAGAAGTACTGCAGGATGTGAACTTCCAAGACTCGTTCTCGGTCTTGCGATCGGTCGAGACGGTCGATGCACATGGGCGCGGTGGAGTAACTCAATCTACTTCAACTGCGATTGGCGTTGTGCAACCCGCTTCCGGCCGCGCAATGGAGCTAACACCGGACGCAACACGTACGAGCGAGATGCTCGAGATATGGACGCAATACGGTCTGCAGGAAGCGACGGACGCCACGCAAGCTGACATAGTAGTTTGGCGTAGTAAGCAGTACGTCGTTGTGCGGGTCGATGATTGGGACAATTGGGGACAAGGCTACGTTCATGTTGTGCTGTCCCGTAAAGATCTACTGCCGGCGAGCAGACCACTTTGAGCGGTAACACCTCTGCCACCGGCGGCTATCTACCGCAAAGCAATACCCCACTTGCAGATCAGGATCTGGAGAACGCCATAACGGCTGCGGTCGCTGGCGTACTCAACATGTCTGCATCGATGGTGCGCCCGCGCTGGCAAGCACTGCCGCCAAAGCAACCAAGTCCAACAACGAATTGGGCATCGGTCGGCATCACATCCCGCGAAAGCATGGATTATCCTGTAATCCAGCATCATGCCGGCGGACCAGACACTTTAACCCGCTGGTCGACATTGCGTTGCGCTGTTTCGATCTACGGCCCTAATGCTTCTGGATTGGCCGAGCAATTGCGTGACGCTTTCTACATCAATCAGAACTTTGAAGCGTTGTCAGCAATCGGCATCAAGCTCGTTGATGCGGGCAACGTCACTGCTGTCCCCGATCTATTCAACATGCAATGGATCAATCGCGCAGATATAGAGATCCGGCTGGCCCAAGCTGTTGATCGTGAGTACCAGGTGCTGGATATCGCGTCGAGCCAAGGCACTATCACGACTGATAACGACGTCACAAGTGAATGGAATGTAAACGAATAGGAGTATCAGTATGGCTCAAGGACTCGCCGTATCGGACGTCGTGCAGGTCACTGTGAACCTCTCGCCGCTCGCAATTCCAACACGTAACTTTGGCGCACTGTGCGTTGTCGGTGATAGCGATGTCATTGGCATTGGGACGCGCATTCGCCAGTACTCAAGCTTGGATGGCGTTGCATCCGACTTTGGCACAAGCGCTCCCGAGTATCTGGCAGCCGACCTGTTCTTCTCGCAAAGCCCACAACCATCCATTCTTTATGTTGGACGTTGGGCGTCAGGTGCTACGGCTGGAGAACTGGTCGGCGGGGTTGTTGGTTCAACAGCGCAGGCTACGCTGCTTTCGACGTTGCAAGCTATCACGACCGGCGGAATGACAATCACGGTCGATAGCAGTCCGCACACTGTGAGCAGTTTGGATTTCTCCGGCATCACCAACCTGAATGGTGCAGCGACCGTACTCGATACAGCGCTTAGCTCTTGGGCTGATTGCGCTTGGGATGGTGTGCAAGGCCAATTCGTTATAACGTCGCACACTGCCGGCCCATCCTCAAATGTCAGCGGCGCAACTGATCCTGGGTCTGGCGCAACATTGGCCACCGACCTAAAACTGACAACCGCCCAGGGTGGTGTGTCAACCGCTGGTGTGACAGCAGAAGATCCGATTGATGCGATTACGGCAATCGTCCCACTGAATGGCGACATCTACGGTTTCATGTTTGCTGCGACAGCCTCAATCAGCGATGACGATTATATCGATGTTGCGGCTTATATCGAAGGTGCATCGCCATCACACATCTTCGGTATTACTTCCGGCGCATCAGCGATCCTTGATCCAGCAAGCACAACCGATCTCGGTTTTATGCTGTCGGACGCTGGTTACAGTCGAACGTTCTATCAGTACTCGCAGTCGTCAGCGTATGCCGCAGCATCGATCTTTGGGCGAGCATTTACGACAGACTTTACTGCTCAGAACTCGCTCATTACGCTCATGTTCAAGCAGGAGCCGGGTGTTACCGCTGAAAGCTTGACCGAAACGCAAGCTGCGACACTGAAGACCAAGCACGGCAATGTCTTTGTCAACTACATGAACAGTGCCGCTATCATCCAGCATGGTGTGATGGCCGATGGGACGTTCTTCGATGAGAGGCAGGGCACCGACTGGCTGCAAAATCAAGTGCAGACCGATTTGTTCAATCTGCTGTATACGACACCAACAAAGATTCCACAGACTGACGCTGGTGTGCACCAAATGGTCACAACGGTTGAGAAGTCAATGGATGCAGCAGTCAACAACGGTCTTGTCGCTCCTGGCGTTTGGAATAGCACGCTTCAGTTCGGCTTGCTGAAAGCGTTCCAGACGCTGCCTAAGGGCTACTACGTCTTCGCCCCACCTGTTGCATCGCAAAGCCAGGCGGATCGCGAGGCACGCAAGGCGCCAACAATCCAGTGCGCAATCAAGCTGGCAGGTGCTGTTCACTCCGCAAATGTGGCTATCAACGTGAACCGCTAGGTTCACTTTTAGACATGAACGTTGCTAGGTAAACATGAACTAATGTCGCGTCACTCCAGCTTGCCAGCCGTCGGGTATAGTCCCGTCGGCAATACGTCGGTTGACAAGGCCGTTTGTGATCCATTTGCCAGCAGGTGGTTGATGCAGACGACCTTGTTTCCAGCCGCTCGGGATGTTTTCTGGTGAGGTGTATGCTTCGGTACTGCCATCATTAATCCAGACCATACCTTTGGCGTTTGTCATATAAGTTCCACGTCTCCAGCCCTGTGGTATTTCATCAGACGGGTTTATCCAACGGTAGGTCAACCCATCGGTTATCTGGATCTTGCCAAGTTTGGCAGCCCTCATTCGATGTCGGCTATCTTGGTGCATTTTTGCTCGAGGAGATGACGCATTGCTTCTACCTATTCTCCAGCCGTCCGGTATCGGTTCTCCCGCGGCTGGGCGGCGGTCTTCTCTACCATTAGTGATCCAAACAATCGGCAATTTGAATTGCGCCTTAAAAGCCTTTCTTGACGTAACGTTACGTGTATTGAGGCCGAAGGAAAACACGTTGTACGCCTCAAACATAGCCTCTTCTACATCGGGCAGATCCGAGTAATCATTCGTTAATGAATAATACAAAGGCTCGACAAAAATTCTAGCTCCATTTTTATAGATTTCGTGCTTCCGAACTCTCTCTGCGACGTTTTTGCTGGCTCCAACGTAGTTCAAGCCGGTATCGAGGCAGACAAGGCGATAAACGCCAGGACGAGCTAACGGGATGTTGTCTGGGTCAACAATCTGATCATACCAGGTTGTTACTCTAAGTTTTGCTCTAGCCATGTTCTCTTCCCTTAAACATTCACGGCGCTTGGAACTGTAAGCACACTCTGAAAGAAAGGTCAACAAATGAGTATCGCGTATTCGTTCGTCGATGTTATGGCGACACTGACCGGACCTGGCGGCATCGTGTCGCTTGGCAATGGCGCTGGAACGGCTGAGGAAGGTATTACGATCGAGCAAGCTGAAGACAAGGACACGATGACAATTGGCGCTGATGGCACGCCAATGCATAGCTTGCACGCTGGTAAGCATGGCACCGTTACCATCCGCTTGCTGAAAACCTCTCCAGCCAATGCATTGCTGCAACTTATGTACGATGCGCAGCAATTCAGTTCAGCGTTGTGGGGTCAGAACGTCCTGCTTGTGACGCATGTTGCATCCGGTGATCTGGCCTCTGCTCGATCGGTCGCTTTCCGTCGGTCGCCCACGATAACGTATGCAAAGGATGGCGGGATCAATGAATGGGGCTTCAATGCCGGTCTTATTGATCGCGTAATGGGCACCTGGGGAGCACCGATTACCTAATGGCTACAGAGCAAACGGTTGAGGGCGAAATCTATCGGACGGGCATGTTAAACGCGAAGCAGCAATTCCATGTTGCTCGCCGTCTCGCTCCGATAGTCGCCGCTATGCAGTCGGGCGAAAATTTGTTCCAAGCTTTGGCTACTGAATTGGCCAAGCTGCCGGAACAAGACGTAGACTATATCATGCGCACGACAATGGGCGTTGTCTCGCGTAAGCAGGGCGACCAATGGGTGCGTGTGTGGAATCAGCAAGCTGACCTGCCGCAGTTCAGTGACATGACAGCCGGAGCATTGCTGACACTGCTCGTCCTCACGCTGGAGGACAACCTAGGGGGTTTTACCACAGGGCTGGGCGGCAATGGCAGTCTTCAGTCAATGTTCGCACCAAACGCCCCCTTGAATTAGTCCACATGGCGTCTGAAGAAGACTGGTTAATGCGGCCAGTCTTTCGTGGGATGTGCAGACTCGAGAGTCTACTTGACGGCACCTTGACGCTCGAGGATGTTGCCATGGCTAACGACTATATTGACGTGCATACCGAGAATGAGCATCGCATGATCGAGGCAATGCGGGAAGACTAATGGCAACGGTTCTTGAAGAATTCCTTGTTAGTCTAGGCTTCAAAGTCGATCCTGCGCAGCATGCTCGTTTCCAGGACGCGATGAAGGAGTCGCAATCTCGCGTCGATGTTTTCAGCAAGTCTCTCATTGGTGTATTTGATCGGTTCGCTAATCTAGCAACGCTGGCGTCAGGTGCCGGTGCTGGATTATCGGCTGCAATGAACCGGATTGGCCAACACCTCGGTGGGCTGGCTTTTGCTGCCGAACGCATTGGCTCAACGCCCGAGAAGATCACGGCATTTGAGAATGCCATTAAGATGCTCGGTGGCACCGCTGAAGGTGCCAGAGCGTCACTTGAGAATATCGCAAGAGCCGAACGCACAACGCCTGGTATTCTACAAGCACTGTTTGGCGTTAAGCCCGGCACCGATCCAGTCGATGCAATGCGCCAGATCGGCACGCACTTTGCCGAATTAATCTCAAAAGGAGCCGCTGGTCGCGCGCAAGCGATCCAGGAAGCGCAGCTAATAAACATTGACCAGGCCGAGATGCTGCGGCTGGCCAATGAGAACATGAACAAATTCTACGTGGAGTCGCGCGACCGTGTCCGCCGCTGGGGCGCTGACATGGATCAAGCAGGCGAGATAGCTAAGCGTCAAGAACAAGACATCACGCGCCTGCAGGAACACTGGCAAGGCTTTACAACATACCTCTACCAGACATTCGGCCCTGCTTATGTTGGTGCGCTTGAGGTTGTCAACGGCTGGTTCGACCAGAACGCGCCTAAGGTCAGGTCTCATATCGACACGCTCAAGCGTGATTTTGATGGGCTGACAGGCGGACTTGTCGAAGCTTTCAAATCGCTTACGCCAGGGCAGCAGGCTGGCGTTGAGATCGGCGGTGCTGTTGTTGGTGGCGCTGTCGCTGCAAGGGTCGGTGGCAGCGTCCTAGGCCGCTTGGGGGGCATGGTAGGGCTTGGAGGCCTTGGCAAGCTCGGCAGCTTGGGCATCTTCGCCACTGTGCTCGGTGGTCTTATAAACGACTTCGAGACATGGAAGAAGGATCGTAACGAGTCATTCATAAACTGGGAACAATGGGCGCCAGGCATTGATGCCGCGACCAAAGCGCTGTCCCACTTGAATGACGACATTATTGGCCCCATGGCCGACAAGCTTGGAGTGCCTCGCACCTTCATTCCGGCTTTCGAAGCGTTGGCGCTTTATCTAGCTGGACCATTTATCAAGTCGATCTTGGGTGGTGGTCTCGGTAGATTGCTTCGCATTCTATCTTTCGTTCCCGGTTCCGGTATTTCTGCTGGTGTGCTGGCAAGCTTGGGCATTGTTGGTGGAGTTGCTGCGGGACTTGAAATTGGCAAGAACGAGATTGGATCGGAAGAGAGCGAGAAGGCGATCATGGAAGGTCGCAATCTCCCCGATCTTGGCAAAGAAGCGAAGATGTCCCCGGCTGATGCATCGCGGCGAGTCCAAGAGGACCTGTCGCGTATACGGGAACAAGCCACAGGTGGCGGTAGCATTTGGTCGCGTGCCATGGGCAAGCTTGGACTGGGTGGCAAGATTGATCCTGGCCAAGCCCACACGGCCGATGAAATTAAACAGTATATGATGGCGAAGGGTTGGAGTGAGGCGCAGGCAGCAGGTATCGCTGCCAACGCTATTGCGGAATCGGGTGGTCGACCTAGGATCGTAAATGAAAGTGGCCACGCCGGGTTGTTCCAGTGGGATCGTAGCCGCCAAGCGACGTTCGCGCAAAAGTTTGGTCATACGATGACCGATCAAACCATATCAGCCGAACAACTGTTTAGAGAAGAGCTGGATTTCGCTGATTGGGAACTCTCCAATACCGAGAAGAAAGCTGGCGACAAGCTTCGAGGCGAGACCACGCCACAGGGCGCCGCGATATCAATGGGCCAGAACTTTGAGCGTTATGCGAGTGGCCCATCGTCTGAGGACCAGCACAGGGCCAATCTTGCGGGACAAATAGCCGCAAGGCCAGCAATGCCGGCCGGTTTCAGCTCTCCTACCGATCTGAGCCCCGGCGCTGCGCCAGCCGCCCCAACACCAGCGCAGCAAATATCCATGAACAATGACTCAAGCCGGTCCGCGCAGGTCAACGACAATTCACAAATTACTATCAATGGCGTGTCAGATCCAGATCGTGCTGCTCGACTTGTCAATGACAACAAAGATCGGCGCAATGCAAATCTTGCGCGCCATCTTGGAGTGACATACGCATGAGTGGCGCACTCTCGCTTATTGGTCCGGGCCAAACGCTGTTCTTTAAACCAACCCGGATGATTAGTTTTATTATCCCGGACTGCGCAATTCAAGAGCGACATAGCGACCGCGTGCAAGTTACCCAGCAGCCGGTTGAGTATGGCGCGATGATCTCTGACCATGCGATCATTATGCCGAAGGAATTGTCCATACGCTACGCCTGGTGGGATGGCGCATTCCCGTTCGATTTTGGTCATGCACAACAGATCTATGACCAATTGCTGACGTTGCAGCAGACAAGAGAACCATTCGATGTTCTGACAGGTAAGCGACAATATACGAATATGGTCCTGACTGACATGGAGGTGACGACCGACCAGCACACAGAGAACGTGCTGATTGTTGAGATGCACCTGCAGGAAGTCATTATCGTCAACACATCATCGTCGGCAGCAGCGCCTCAATCTACCCAAGCATTGCCTTCACAGACAGCCGGCCAGGTGTCGCAGGGACAGCAGCAATTAAGCGGTCCGTCTACGCCATCTATCACCGGCTTTAACTCTGGTCCGTTGGTGCCGAACGTATGAGCCAATCACTTACCGGCTTTCAATCAAACAGCCAGACGAATGCAGCCGCTTCTGGCGTTCGACAGTGGTTGCGTAAGATCAGTCTTATTGCCGAAGATATCGAGCAGGGTTCAATCGACCTGTCCAACTTGCGGATCAGGTTCAATATCTTCCATATGACGAACCAAATGCCGGCAACCCTGCAATGCCGCATCTTCAATCTGTCGCGTGAGACCGCGCAGAAGATGGTCAAAATGAAGACCGTGCCAACGGGACAGCCTGTTGGGCGTGGTGAGGGTAGTGGAAGTGATGCCAGCGCAGCCAAGATTACGTTGCAAGCTGGTTATGAAGGAAATTTCGGTATCATCTTCAAAGGCGATTTGATCCAATCAAAGTCCGGTCGTGAAAGCCCTACAGATACATTTGTTGACCTGTTCTGCGGTGATGGCGATTGGGCGCATGTGTGGGGAAAGATCAATCGCACGCTTGCTTCGGGCTATACGCCAAATGACGTCAACGGCGCTTTTAAAGATGCACTGTCGCAATACGGTATGACAGTTGGCGATTTGCCGTCAGACGTTCCTTCACAAGCCGCTCCACGTGGTAAGGTCATGTATGGCATGGCGCGCGATTATCAACGCGACTTGGCACAGACATATCAGCTATCAGCTTTTCCACGTTACGGCACGCTTGAATGGTTGCCGCAATCAGCTTATCGTCCCGGCGATATAGTTGTTGTAAATAGCACAAGCGGCATGATTGGTATTCCGCAGCAAACGCAATTTGGTGTGTCTGTGCAAATGCTGCTTAATCCCTCTGTGGGACCTGGGACGCTGATACGCATTGCTAACCGTGATATTGCGCGCTCCCAGGCAGTGGCGACAATCAGTCGGGAGGGAACATTTGGTAATACGCAAATTACGAAAAGTTTGAACACGCCAGAGGAAGATACAGACGGCTCGTATAAAGTGCTTGGAGTTGACCACGAGGGAGATACACGCGGGAACGAATGGTATACTCGCGCCGAATGTATCTCCACCAACTACTCCGCAAAGGGAGTCGTGGTTCCGGTAGAATATGGAACAGCATGGCAGTGATTAACGACATGCCAGATGCTTTGTTCCGTAGTAATCGGGATGACCGTCGAAAGACATGAAGCAGTCACGTAGCTTCATCTGCTGATACTCATTCATGGCAGCCGATGGCCCACCTGGATAACGACGGCATGCTGTCATATCGCCATACTCACAAGCGGCGGCATCCTGCGCATTGTGGACTAACTGCGCCGATGCCTGTTTCTGTTCAGGCGATAGACAGCCATTGGGGTTGATGCCGTTGCAGATATGCTTTTCATCAGCCTCGTGGTAAGCCCTGACGTCAGCTAAATGCTGCGCCTCCGCCCGCTGCTTTTCAGCGGCTTGCCTTATGCCAGCATGGCAATTGACGTAGTTGTTCGACACCTGGCCAGTCAGATACTGAGCGCATGGATCATTTGGCAGATAGCTTGCGTGATAGGCGTAATTCGGAACGAGCGGAGCGCAACCACCCAACGCCCATGTAGCTCCGAGAACTACGAGAAACAGGAAGATGCCGTTGGATAGCCGTTTCTGCAGTGCTTCTGCCTTCCTTTTTCTTTCAAACGCCTCCCCGCCAAATCGCGCGATATACAACAGGTCTTCCTGCGCCTTTGCCGACCTGGCCGCGTTTTCGTTGACTGACCCTATACCAACAAGTGTGAGAAACCAAAGCATGACTGTCTCCTTTTCGACATTCGTAAGCTAAAGCGTTTGATTACGAAAAGCAAGGTTTTCGTAAATGTCATCAATCCTAGAAATACCTCTGAAAGTCGGCCAGCCGCAAACGCTGTCCGTCTCGATCAATAACGTGACGTACAATCTGAGCCTCAAGTGGTTCCAGTTGGCGACGACGTGGGTGCTGGATATCGCAGACAATTTAGGCAATCAGATAGTAACCGGCGTTCCGCTTGTTACGGGCGCTGATTTGCTTGGGCAGTATAAGCACCTTGGCTTCGCTTTCGGGCTTTGGTGTTCAACCGACGGCGTTCCTGACGAAGCGCCTAATTTTGCCAGCTTGGGCGATAACTCCCATCTATATGCGGTATTACCGTGAGTGATTTTGTCGAACGAATAGATGAGCACCGCACCTCTCTTCAATCAGCAATGGAGGCGCAGCAGGCCGGCCTCTGGACAGCGCTTCCCGGTATCATCACCAAGGTCGATTTGGAAAAGCTGACATGCGAGGTGCAGCCAGCGATCCAGGCGATTGAGAAGCAGACTGATGGCACGAACAAAAATGTAACGCTACCCGTTCTCGTCGATGTTCCGATTGTCTTTCCGCATGGAGGCAAATACGCGCACACCGACCCTGTGGCTACAGATGATGAATGTCTGGTTGTCTTCTCCTGCCGGTGCATCGACAACTGGTGGCAGGATGGTGGCGTCCAACCCCAGTTCGAAATGCGTAAGCATGACCTGTCGGATGCAATTGCCATCATCGGCCCATGGTCGCAAAAGACTGCTATCAAAAACGTCTCAACGACTAACTCTCAATGGCGTAACACCGATGGCGACATCTATCAGGAAATAGATAACGAGAATCAGAAGGTTCGGGTTATCGTTAAAGGTATCACGGTCGATATTGACGCAGCCGCCAGCACTATCGAAGTGACCGGCCCCGATCACATCAAAATTACTGCCAATCAAGACGCTGATATTACGGTTCCTAATGCCACGGTGAACAGCACTGGCCAGATTACTGTCAACTGTAATGGACAGGTGACAATCAACAGCCCGCTCGTTCGCATCAATGGAAACTTGCAGGTCACTGGATCAATGATTGGTGGATTTGGCACGGGTGATGCAATCAATCTGCAAACCCACCGCCATGGCACTATTGGTACACCGATCGCCGCTCAAACCATAGCACCGACACCAGGCACATGAGATATCGAAAGCTATCGCCAACCGGCGACTACATGTTCGGTCAGCAGCAAGCCAACTTCTGGGTCAATGTGCCCGATGGCGTGGCGCAGGCCGTGTCAACCCGCCTCCGTCTACGGCTTGGTGAATGGTTTCTTGATACGACTGATGGCACCGACTGGAGTGGCAAGGTGCTCGGTAATAGAACAGCTTTAACACGCGATGTGGAGATCCAGCAACGTGTGCTGAACACTGTTGGCGTCACAGGCATAGACAATTACAACTCAAACCTTAATGCCGATACGCGCGCTTTTTCAGCGGCATTCCAATTGAACACGCAGTATGGTAAGTATGCTGGACAGCAAGCGAACTACTTCACACCCGCGCCAACGCCCCAGCCGCAACCGCCTGCTGTTCCTGTCCATGTGACTATTACAGAGGTTAGTGATACAAGCGTTCAGGTCACGTGGGAGCCATATACCCCGCCATGAGCAGTACGGTAACTAGCTATTATCTACGATATCGAGTTAAGGGATCGACCGAATGGATAATCTTCGGCGAGCCAGAGACCGACTTCACTGAGGTGTTGCAAGGTCTTCAGCCCAACTCGACATATGAGATTGAGGTTGTCGCCAGCAATGACTATGGTCAAACGACTAGCTCGACAATCGAATATGTAACAGCCGCACGTGCGCCAGGCGCTCCCGGTGGCCTGTCAGCGACCTCTGTTACGACCACAAGCTTGGTGCTGAATTGGAATCAGTCACCGTCCGGTTCGCCACCGATTACCTATCAAGTGTTCTACCGTGTTCATAACCAACCATCGTATGTCGCGTATGGCAGTACGGTATCATCGACAAGTCTGCCTATCACCGGCTTGAATGCTTCGACAACATACGACTTTCAGGTTACTGCCACCAATCTAGCAGGCAGCGCCAATTCGCAGCCATTGACGATATCGACACTGGCAACAGGCCAGACGCCGAGTGCACCAATCAATTTGGCCTTCACGAATGTTGGCCAGTCACAATTGACTGTGACTTGGACCCCATCGACAGGCACTGCACCAATCAATTATGCTGTGCAATATCGAGTCCATGGTGGCACAACATTCACGGGAGCAGGTAGCACAAACACAAGCAGCCTGACCCTCACCAACCTAACCCAAGCTACGACGTACGATATTCTTGTCACGGCCAGCAACCTATTCGGCAGCGCTTCCTCGCAGATTGGGCTGGCGACAACCGCCGCAGCGCCTATAGCGCCAAGCCAGCCAGGAGCGCCCACAGGGTCGAATGTCACGGCCAGCGGTCTCACATTAAGCTGGGCCGCCTCAGCCACTGGCACGGCTCCTATCAGCTATCAGGTGCAGTTCCGGCTGAATGGCCAGACCCCCGCCGCGAATTACTCTAACTTCGGCGCTCCTGTTGCTGCTACAGTCCAATCCGTGACAGGCTTGGCAGCAGGCACGTTATATGATTTTCGCATTGTTGCGTCGAACGCTGGCGGTTCTGCAACTGGCGCAACATTGACCATTAGTACCGCATCAGCAATCGCAGCGCCAGCCGCACCGACAGGCTTATTTACGACAAATATCACATCGACAAACTTGACGCTCGGTTGGCAGGCATCGGCCACCGGCACGCAGCCTATCACCTATCAACCACAATTTCGTATAACCGGGCAACCGACATTCAATAACATTGGCACGCCTTTGAGCGTACTGACCGTGCCTGTTCAGAACCTTACTGCCTCTACAAGCTACGATTTCCGCATCATTGCAACCAACGCTGCTGGTACAGCGACGAGTGCGACTCTGACTGTTTCAACGCCCGCTGCTGGTACTGCGCCCACCGCGCCTGTCATTACGGTTGGAACACCTACATCTACAACCCTTCCAATAACCTGGACAGCATCAACTGGAACGGGCGGCATCACTTATACGCCGCAATACCGTGTCACTGGTTCTGCTGCCTCGTTTACAACAATTGCCAGCACTACAACGCTAGCTGCGACTATAACTGGTCTTGTTACTGGCACGCAATACGACATCCAGGTGATTGCTGCCAATGGGTTTGGTAGTACGACAAGCGCCACTGTTACAGGAACGACAGCTCTTGTTGAGTCAGCATCAGGCACACTGTTAACCACGTCTCAGGGCGTTATTGTTGATCACGACCTGACACAATGGCGCTTGAACGGTACGCCACGCACCTCCGCTACTGTGCAGATGAACACAGGGTCGGGGTGGGTCAGCACTGGCTCGACAACGACAGCCGTTCAAGTTTTGTACTGGGCGACAGTCGTTTACTATCAGGATAATACGACTGGCTGGTTTTCCTGGAATGGATCAGCATGGGTTGCGGCAGCAGGCGACCCGCGTGTTGGTCAAGAGTCGGCGCAAGGAACAACACTCACCAGCACGACCGGACAAATCGTCGATGGCTCTGCGCATGTATGGACGCTCGTTGTCGGCACGACTGGTTTTCAGTACGCGAAAGATGGTACAGCGGATTCGCGCACGCATAATATTGTGCTCGGTCTTTATTGGAATCACACGGTATGGTATGAAGATAATACCAATCTTTGGTATTCGTACAATGCTGGTACGGACGTATGGAGCACGGGTCAGACACAGGATCCGCGCACTGGCGTTGCCAACGAGTCGACAAACGGCACAGTTCTAACGACTACAACTGGACAAATAATCGACGCTAACCAAGCGGCATGGACGCTTGTCACTTCACCATCGAGTGGTCTGCAAGTCGCAAAAGCTGGTGTTGTCGATAAAAACACGACTAATGCGACCACGCTGCTGTATTGGAATCACACTGTCTATTTCCAAAATGCATCAGGCACATGGTTCCAGTATGACGGCACCAAAGCATATCCCTGGATCCTGACAGTCGATCCCCGCGCGTCCGGCGCAACGCCATTGTTCTTTGACGACTTCAATACGTTGTCTATGGTCAACACGCGCGACTCATCGACAACCAATAACAATTGGTTTCCATGCTTTACTTGGTCGTCAGATGGGTTTGTGCAGAACGACTCCTGGAATACCAACCCATTCAATCCTGACACGCCGTTTACCGAACTCTACCAAATTACGCAAGCATCGTCTTCCTTAACCCCTACCTTCTCTGATACCTTCAGCACATTCTCTGTTTACAATAACTACTATATTCAACCGGGGGTTGGGTTCTTTTTCGCCAACGGTATAGAATACAAGATTGACAGCAGCGGTAACATGTTGGGCAACGGTACACCACTTTCAGGTGGGGATGGTACCGGTGCGGCAGCTTACTATCAGGGAACGATCTACGCTCAAGATGGTGCCAGCGGAAACTGGTATACGTGGAACGGATCGACGTTTACTGGTCCAGTTACCGCACCACCTTCGACCTTCCTGACACCTGGCGGTACTTGGCGTTACATATCGTTTGAGGAAAGCGCCGCTACCCAGAATGGTTCAAATCTGACAGATGATGGTGCGACGGGTAGCTGGATGCTTAACCCGCTTTATTCGTTGACGCCAATCACCGGTGTCTATGTTCTGGACTCAGCGACCGGCCGTCTCAACCTCGGTCTGGTGTCTACACCGACGCAATACAGGGCCAATGCCGGCAATAACCCCTATTGTGGCGCATTGCTGTCGTCAGACCGAACGATCACTCAATTGTTCGGATACTGGGAAATCACTGTTGCAGTTGACCGCCTGATTGGGTTTGGGGCTGAGGTAGCAATCGAGAACCACCACATTGGGTGGCCCCCGGAAATTGATCTCGTTCATATTTTCACTGATGCAAACGGTATCCAGCATCAGACCTTTGTTGTTTTTGAAGGCACGTTCCCCAACGAGACGCGCCAGGAGTGGACACAGTCGACTGCGACTGGCTTTGATCCAAGCCAAACGCATACGTATGGACTGCTTTGGAAATCGGACTTCTTGACGTTCTA